ATTTTACAACGTTAAGCAAACTGTAACAGAAGTTGATAAAATTTACGATTATTTCTCACCAACATACAAATAATTTATTTTGTTGTTTTGAAATAAAAGATTATATTTATAGTAGACATTAAAAATTAAATAAGCATAAAATGGCAGAAAAATTAGTATCACCAGGAGTTTTCACTAAAGAGAACGACTTATCATTTTTACAACAAGGTGTAGCAGAAATAGGAGCGGCATTCGTTGGTCCATTCTTAGAAGGACCATTAGTTCCAACAATTGTTAATTCTCAATCAGATTTAGAAACATGGTTTGGTAAAGCCGATGGAACATATTATACACCATTAGCAGCTCAAAGTTATTTGAGAGAAGCAGGTACTGCAACTATTTGTAGAGTAGCAGGTGTAGGAGGATATCAATCATACAATCCGGCAGTAGCACAAGCTGATGGTAAAGTAATTGCTATATTAGCTTCTACGGATGCAAATAATACAACAGGTTTAACAACATCTTCTGTAACAGCAAGTATTATGGATGAAACTATTTCATTAAATCCATCGGATACAAATGATGTAGAATCTACATTAGGAACTAATCCACTTGGAGCTGGAGCAGCATATGTATATGGATATTTCAAAAATGCATATGAATCTGGTTCTGTAACTGTTTCTATCTTAGGAGACCAAGACTTTACATTTGATGCTTGTGAAGCATTGACACCAATGATTCAATCACAAAATATTAGTGGTCAAAGATTTGACCTTTTCCAATTTGAAACAATTGGTGCAGGTAATGCAGCAAATACAAAAATTAAAATAGGTATTTCAAATATCAAAGCAGCTGGTAGTGTAAATGGTACTGATTATGGAACATTTACTGTAACTGTAAGAGCATTTGGTGATACAAATAAAAAGAGAACTGTTTTAGAAACATTTGCAAATGTAAATTTAGACCCTAACTCTCCTAACTTTATTAGTAGAGTAATTGGTGATAGAAAATTATCAATTGCAAATGATGGTAAAATTACAACATCAGGCGATTGGGTAAATCAATCTAAATATATTAGAATAGCTAATTTAAATTCAGTAGCACCTGTACAGGCAGTTCCATTCGGACACGAAGCATATAAATTACCTATTTCAGCATCTGTAGGAATAAGTAATGATGTACCGGTAGTAACTTATATGAGTTCATCTACAACTGTTTTTGGTGGTATTGATTTAGACTTTAACGCTGATAATAAAATTTATATGAAGCCAATTCCTGTTGGAGCTAGTATTGGTTCTAATAGTTCATTTGGATTAGATGATGCAGCTACAAATAATGTAGCATTATCAGTAGGCTCAACATCAGCACAATTCGTTGTAGCATTCCAAGAAGGATTCGATGGTATGGCTCCAACAACTCCAATTAATAAGGGAAGTGATATTAGTGCAGGAAATACACAAGGATTCAATTTAGCATCTTCTACTACATCGGGTTCAGTAGCATATATGAAACACATCAACGCATTATCAAATGCAGATGAGTGGGATATCAATATGATTGTTGTACCAGGCGTAACTAAAGCAGACCATTCATATGTTCACACAGCAATTGTTGATATGGTTGAACAAAGAGCAGATACATTCTTTATTACTGAAATGCAAGTAGCAGGTGTTGGAATATCTTCAACAAATACAAAAGCTTCAGAATTAGATACTAACTACGCAGCAACTTACTATCCTTGGGTTAAGACAATTGATATTAACACAAATAGATTAGTAACTGTTCCACCTTCAGTATTGTTGCCAGCAGTATTCGCAGCAAACGATAGAGTAGCAGCAGAATGGTTCGCACCAGCAGGTTTAAATAGAGGTGGTTTAATTGGAGCAGTAGATGTATTAGATAGATTAACTCAATCTGAAAGAGATACGTTGTACGAAGCAAAAGTAAATCCAATCTGCCAGTTCCCAGGGCAAGGCATTGTAGTATGGGGACAAAAAACATTACAAGATAAACCTTCAGCATTAGATAGAATCAATGTAAGAAGATTATTATTGACTGTTAGAAAGTATATCGCTTCAACTTCTAAGTATTTAGTGTTTGAGCAAAATACATCAACGACTAGAAATAGATTCTTAAATATCGTTAATCCTTATTTAGAATCAATCCAACAAAGACAAGGTTTATACGCTTTCAGAGTAGTAATGGATGAAACAAACAACACACCAGATGTAGTTGATAGAAACATTATGAAAGGCGCTATTTACTTACAACCAACTAAGACAGCTGAATTCATTCAAATTGATTTCAACATCTTACCAACTGGGGCAACTTTTAACGGATAATTTGAAAAGTAAATATTTATATAAAGAAAACAATTAAATTAAAATAAGATGCCAGAAGTATTAGAGTTTGATAAAATGTTCTATACCAACTTTGAACCAAAGTTAGGTAACAGATTTATAATGGAAATCGACGGTATAGAATCATATATGATAAAAACAGCAGCTAGACCGACTTTCACTTCGGAAGTAGTTGAGTTAGACCATATCAACGTAAAAAGAAAGATTAAGGGTAAATCAACTTGGGATGATGTAAGTATCACTCTTTATGACCCAATTGTACCATCAGGTGCACAGCAAGTTATGGAGTGGGTTAGACAATCACACGAATCTTTAACAGGTAGAGATGGATACGCAGCTTTCTATAAGAAAGATATCACATTCTACTTATTAGGACCAGTAGGTGATAAAGTAGA